CTGTGGAGCTACGCTAATAAAATTGTGACTTGGAAAAAAACCCTGGCTACACCAGGTAAAAATTCTATCACAAAATTAATACGGCATAGCTCAGGGACAAAAGTCCCCCGTGTTAGCCACCAACACGTAGATTTTGTTTTTACTGCTGGAGAATCATATAACTCCACATTTTCTGTTACGGGGTGTCTGTCCCCGCGAGTCCCGCTACAAAGTAGAAGCAGGCTCAGACTCCTGTGGCACTCGCCAAGCCACAGGCGCTCCAGTGAAGAAACCTAAATTATAATCTTCACCGACAGAGACGAAACAATGAATTGCTGCTGCATCATTACCGGCAGCCGTCCAGATTGTTGACATCCAGTGAAATTGCTGGAATCCAGGTCCTTCGCCAGTCATATTCGCCTGCTTTGCAGGGAAGAATCTAACATTGGCGTAGAAGGGGATCTCAGCTTCAACGACTGGATTTTGTCTAGTGCTTGTAACAACAGCACCGTCCCAGGTATGGGGTATAAGGATTGCATTTTGCCGCACGCGGTCAAATTGATTTCCACTACCCTGTCTGACCATAGCAGTTTCCTGCTGATCATATGTACCTACGGACGATGCATCTCGAGAAACCATCATCATAGATGTTTCCTCTGTGTTACCGCCAGTCCGGAAGTATTTCCAGCGTAACCCACCTCTCCTACATGTAAATGCAGGAGTGATGTAGTTAAGCAACGTCATCTTACAATAATTGTAAGGTGTCGCTGCAACTGGTATAAGTGTTTCGTGCACAGCCCCAGGTGCATATCCTCGATAATATGGAAAATTGCTATTACGCAAATTTATCATCGAAGGAAGTATAATGGACCCGGATGGTGACACTGCCGAATGATAGTTATACCGTTTCAAGCATTGACGGAATGACGTTACTGGATCACCATAGTACACACATATTGTGTGATCTTGGTCAGATAATGTCGGTGCCATTGTTTGTGACGGTTCTTGTTTCATCGGTTCATCTTCACGCTTCGTGAGATCTGCATCGGGTTGATTCATCTCAGCCATTTGGGGAGAAAGTACCTCAATCACCTGTGGTTCAAACCAAACCAAGTCCTCGATATTCCTGGACTCAGGATCGAAAACTTCAAAATCATCCCCAGCAGACACAAACACGTTCACTTCAATATCGTTATTGGTGGTCGAATTAGGAACAGTCAAATCATTCACTACGTAAACCGAAATGATACCATTCGCATTATTACCAGGATCGGCTCCTAAAGCCGTGGCACTATACGGTATGGCATCTTCTATCGGGTTGCGGTGATTAATCAAACTCTTCTCATGACCCCAGCCAATCTCAACAGTGAAATCTCTTTCTTTTGCAAGATCGATAATGTACGTGTAATTTGTGTTGTACTCATTAGTAAGAGGATATGAAGGATCATACGTGATCTTCAAACGTCCCTTATGAAAGGACGAAGCTACGATCTGAAATCGAAACTTCATTGAACCTCTCCACCGACGAAATGGAAGAGCAGCAAAACAACATGCGGGCATATGAAGCTCGTCATTAGTTCCTGTTAGCTCATTCCATAACACTGGTGATACCTCTGAGTTCCACAAAAGTGTCTCTGCAGAATCTGCAACAGCCCACCCGAACTGCGTTAAGAAGGATTCTCGTTGCGCAATTGATTTGATTGTCATCTCATCAGTTGAACCGAGACCCATAACACGCGGATCGATGGTGAGCTCTTGTTTGACATCCAAGGTTAGTTTTTGTGACGTGTCAGGAACATTGGTGTTAGCCATATTTCCTAACAACGTCGGCTTATACGGTTGAATACTCGCAAGCTCAACTGGTCTTGAATAACCAAACATCGAAGCAATACCTGATACTGCATTTGCGGCCATTTGAGTGGCTCGCGCATACATGCCTATACCAGGTACGTTATTAAGAGCGCCTGCAGCTTTGGCGACAATGCCTGCAGGGCGTGATATTGGACCAGTACCATATTCATCTTTGGCTTGTGGAGTAAATACCTCTCCCATCTGCGGCGATAGAGCACCTGGCTCATTCGCAGTAGGGATAGAGAGAGATACTTCCTCAGCCCAAGCGAAAACAGAAACAATTACTTGATCTGTCGCTCCGTTGGCATGCTTCAAATTCTGCATACCATGAATAATGATATCACCCATTTCTCTCCACTCTTGGCTGGGAATACGCAAAGCGTTTTCATACCAAACAAAAGGGAGAGTTAGGGTTCCACCTTGACTGGTGGTAGGGTCCAAATATACATGGGGACGTTGACTAGCGGCTACTACATCTTGAATGAAGAAGGAACGATCCTTCGTAAAAACATCCAAGGTATGTAGTGGAACATACGAAGCGATTGCTCGCCCGTAATGAAATCCATTACCGTTCAGAACTATCCTCACCTTCAACTTACAGCGCAAAAGGTTAAAATTCGTGATACGATTTAATACCCGGGGATTTTCAAAGAAATCCTGCCAGGGATTAAATGTTTCAAACAAATTTGTACCTGTTGCCCAACTGTACGACTGAATTTTCACCGGACGGGAAAAGAAATTTTCCAAATCGGCGTCATTCGTGTCGGCAATGTTGAATGTGGGATCTGGCATACTAACCACTACGTAGTCCCATTGCGGAGTCTGATCACTGAAATGCACATTCTGGTGCTGAGACTCCAAACTTTCCTCGTTTACTGTTATATTAAATTTATTATTGTTATTGTTCATGTTAGCAAGTCATCATTAACGCTTCTATGGCAGACTTAGTCCATAGGGCGTGTGTCAATCTTGCGTATAGCGAATACTCCCCTAAATAGGGGTACTTTACGGGGAAAGTGCCTCTCTCTGCAAGCCTATGCTCAATCCTATGATCGACTAGTTGGATGAGCATGGTCATCCAATACAGAGAGCTCCCTTTTGGTTTAATTAGACGTGGTGAGCTACGCCCAGAGGGATGCATTTAATGTCTGCCCAAGACAAAGCCGCTTACTCGTACCTTTGCTTCCATTGTTGCAACCTGTCATCATAAGTTTCATGAATAACAGTACAACCATGAGTAAGGTCTGCACGTTTAGCGACTTCCCTCATCTGCTCACGACGCTCTTCATAGACATCACGTCCATGGGAGAACCATTCACGCAAACCACCATCAATATTCTGCATGGCTTGTTGTTCGCGCGTAATGGCTTTAGATTTCAAAACGGCATGGAGACTCTTGAAGATAGAATCTTCGTCTAGTGCCCCCATGATCATCCCTGTATCTTCGCTATACACATTAGCGCGTTTGAGCAGGTCTGCCTCCTCATCTGTCATATAAGGCGTCGGTTCCGACTCTTTATCAGGCATTGTGAACTTCATATCACGCTCTTCCAGGAACTTGGCCACAGCAATGTGGTTAAATTCTGGAAAGTCAGCATGTACGGAGCTTTTCGCATCGTCACCATAAGTGATCAGCGAACATACATCACAAAATGCGGGAACGTTTTCACGATCTGCATAAATGTGATAGTATGCACACCTGAATAGAAGAGCGTTTACGATGGAATTGATATACACTGTAAGGTTCTGTCCTGAAGGATTAGAACCGTAGTGTTGAATCAAGTCACCGTTGTAAGCCATCAGGGGATAGCAAATATCAGTGGCAACTCCCTCCATGATAATCAAATCACGGTCAGAATAACCACATTCTTTTGCAATATCCATCATGATGCGGAACGCAACAAACATAACCTGTGCTGGCATGCGTAGATCGTACTTGCTATAATCACCAGCAAGAATGCGATCTTTTCCAAAACGCATGACATGTTTAGCCAATTGGTCCCATTCAGGACCTTGGGCATTCACACCAACAGCACATTCAGATGAAAAAGGTAACATGGATAATATTCGAGCTACAGGGAGATAATACTTGCGCACAAGCAACTGCAACGCAGCTGGTGCTCCCTGAAAAACTCTGACCTTATCCTTGGTCAATTTTGTGGGTTCATCCTTTAAACATGCTTTAAAGATAGGATATGCTCTTTCTCCTTTCAGATAGAGCTCTTCCATTTCATAAGCATGATCCCAAAATCGCTGATCCAAAACAGCGGGGCATTGATGGGTCGGATGATCAGTCGGGTCAAGAAGTGTAATAAAATTAGACTTCGGACCAGACAACGGATACCCAATCGAAGTAGTAGGTGGCATTTTATCGATGAATCGTAATCCATCAATACCACACACTGTCTCCATTTCCGTTAATGGTTTGACATCCAGTTTCAAACTGGGAATGTCCTCTAATGCCCTAAGGAGACCTTTGGCATAATCATCTGCAGCTAATTCCAACAATGATCCCTCAATTCCACATGAGGGCTTAGTTGAATACTGCAAAGATGCTTGCCAAGGCCATCCTTTTCGGAATTTGGGGCCCCCCCATTTCTGAGGTACCCCACACACGTCCTTCACGTGCTCGGAAATAACAGATGGTACAACATCAGAGTAATATGAAGCTCGACCTTTAACTTGCCCGTAATACTTACAGTTAGTACCTTCGGGTAAGAAATTGATCGGACTTTTTGGATGTACGTCACTGTTCTCAAAGAATTGTACGTCATAGAGTTCTTTTGGTATACTACCAGAACTCTTTGACAATACAACCCCAGGAACTTTACGTAACATCTCAAAAGCACTATCAAATTCACTCTTCAACAACAAACCACTACATCCACGCGTTTCACCATTTTTTCCTCCAAGGTGAAAACCACCAATAAGAGGTCCTTTGGTCTCAGTGATCAAAGGAGCAATACACAAACCTTCGAAAGTTTCAAACTTTAGATTGTATTTAGCTCCGAAGAACTCTGCAGCGAATGTAACTACTTCACCAACATCCATCATCAATTTGGATCCAACACAGGAACCATCTCTCTTTTTGAATGTTAATCGAGCAGGAACACTCGGGAAACGCTGGTATGGAAAATAGTCTGTTAAATCCTTCCAATCCCCACCATTGGGGACCCATACCACTGACAAATCGGTATTGGGAATGTCTACACTGAACTTACGATACAAGAAACACTCGAAATTTCCACCAATCAAGGATGGATCGTGTCGAGTAAAAGTCGCCTTAATATCGTCAGCCTTCCACATGTGACGTGGAACAATAGCAACATTCGACTTTGGGAAGAACGCATCACACTCAAAATTGCGCGCTCTCCCATTATCCGTCAAAGTAATAGCCATATGACAAAGATTATCTTGAACCATCTTCTCCAATCGATCTGGAGTGGTGGTTTTCGATTTCTCACTACACGGCATTTCAGAGACTCTGACGCCAGCCCATGGATTTACCTCAGCATCACGCTCAACTATATCCGTCATGGATTTAGGGGCGAGATTACCCTGAGGTACTGGAACGACCTTGAAAGCCTTGTAAATTTGTGCAATTGCATACAATGCAGCAACAACTACACAAGTGCCTGTAATCCATTTAACGTGCCTATCACGGTACATCTTAAAGACTTTAGGCATGGCTTCACTGTCAGAAGCAACTTCAGCATACATCTTTTTCTTCTCAAATTCAACAACTCCTGAGATCCCCATTAAAGGGAAACACAAAATCGGAGTGAGGAAAGGTGAAATAAGTATAATGCAGAAAATGCAAAATCCAATACCAAGGAGATGGTTAAAATAAGATCGACGAATACGTTCACATAATTCACTCTCTCGAGTGAACCAAACAACATTTTTCATCCAATCTTTTTCAATCCATTCCTTGGGAACCCAATTCGTCCAACAAACCCAACGAGAATGTTCAAGCCAGTCAAGACGTTTCAATAACGTCTCAACAGATTTCTTTTCAATCTCGTCAGTCCAGTATGCTATTCTTGGTCTCCACCATCTATCCCAGCGACGAATATTGGGCAGCATGGCTGCACAAACTCGTTCTCCGAGTTGGTCATCGAGAATATCCTCCTCCTCCCTATGATGGGCTTCACATAGTGTACAGTAACCTGTAACACAACGCGAATCCAACTTAGAAAGGTAGGTGTAATTTTCTCGATCACAAATACAAACATCAGGAGTAGGAAATCGGCATACTGGACAAAGTTGAATTTGCTTGTCAAGATTATTATTCTTGGAAACAAACTCACGCTGACTTGAATAGAACTTCGTAGAGTCCTGTCCAATCCAGCGAATCAACTCGGGTAGTCCAATATCTTTGAGAGGCCTTCCATTAAAGTCAACGACCTCCCATCCAACAGTAGCAGCTTTTCCCTTCACCCTATGCGGAACAGGGAATGACTTTTCCACAGTAATATTCCAAAAATCAGGAATCAATGGTGATCCAGTAGGAAAAGCTGCTCGAACCTTATCTTCATTCAACATATCGTGAACTGCATACTCTGGCTTGACTTTACAAGTCAAAGTAATACGATCGCGACGTGTAATTGAAGCAGGTTCGTTGGAATAAACGGTAGCGCATGTGTCCTTTACATTCTTAGTTCCAATAACCACTTTTGGTTCTACTGAAACTTTACCCTTCATATCAGCTTCGGCCATATTCGCATACATGCGAACATTATTGACCAACTGAATCATCAGGGACGTAGGAGCACGTTCAACAAAATCGGGTTTTGTATTGCCGATATCGTCAATCAAAACACCATTTGTATACGACCGGAAATTCGACATAAACTTGTCAGCCTCATTCAAGGTGACAATTCTATCATCGGAAGCACAGTAATTGCTATGTAACAACGTTGTTACCATTAAAATATTGGCAATAGTTGATTTACCAACTGCTGTTCCTCCAAAAACTCCAATCGAATATGGTGCCTCACGCAAACCGCCTTGTACACGAGTCTGACGAAATGTTGCTTGCCATTGACGAAGAATATCCATCTTGCGACTAAGAATATTCTTCTCAACAACACCCTTACAGGTG